ATGGGTACTTGAACCTAAATATAATATAGGTAAGAAAAAGGAAGATGAGGTAAAAGAAAATGAGTAACAGACGAATGATGTATGACGCTGCTGTGGCACATGCAAAAGGTCATATAGAAAAACATAAAGCAAATGTTGAGATATATTTTAATCAATCTGTTGGTATTGGTGAACATGGTGATATCATGGAAACCATAGAAAAAGAATTAAACTTAATAGCACAATACCATGATCAACTCGAAGTGTTAGAAAAATATTTCAAAGATACTACAATATAAGCTTGACTTTTTAAGTCAATAGTGATATAATATAACTTTATTATGCGATTTTATACGAATGTGACGCCGTATGGCGATAATTTATTAGTTAGAGGTTTTGAAAAAGGTGAAAGATTTGAAGACCGTATATCATGGACACCTAGACTATATTTACCTACGAGAGGCGAATCAAAGTATAAATCACTAGACGGTAAAAAATTAGCACCTAAAACATATACATCTATCAAAGACGCAAGACAGGCGATTAGAAGATATCAAGATCATACAAATTTTATTTACGGCACAGATAGATTTCAATATCAATATATTTCAGACGCATATCCTGGTTATGTAAAATATGACAGAGAGAAACTTCGTATCTATACAATAGATATTGAGGTTACTGCTGAACAAGGTTTTCCTAATGTTAATCAGGCAGTAGAAGAAATGATTTGTATTACTGTAAAAGACCACAATACAAAAAATATTTTAGTTTGGGGTCTTGTTGATTTTCAAGTAAAACAAAAAAACGTTCACTATGTAAAATGTAAAGGTGAAAAAGATTTACTTATACAATTTTTAAAATTTTGGTCTAAGTATCCGCCTGATATTATCACAGGTTGGAATAGTAAATACTTTGATATACCTTATCTTGTAAATAGAATGAAAAAGATAATAGGTGAGAGTGCTGTAAAAAGATTATCGCCTTGGAATATTATTGATGAAGATACTGCATATGTTCGAGGTAAATCGCAAATATTTTTTAGACTATTAGGTATTGCACAACTTGACTATTTACAACTCTATACAAAATTTACAATCAAAGCACAAGAAAGATATACACTTGACCATATTGCATTTGTAGAATTAGGTGAACGTAAAGATGAAAACCCTTACGATACTTTCAAAGAGTGGTATCAACAAGACATACAATCTTTTATAGATTATAATATTGTTGACGTTGAACTTGTTGACAAATTAGAAGACAGATTACAACTAATTGATTTAGCAATAACAATGGCGTATAACGCTAAGGCAAACTATGAAGATGTGTTCTCACAAGTTAGAATGTGGGATACAATTATTTACAATGAATTATTAAAACATGATATAGTTATACCTATGCGTGATATGAATCCTCAAGAACATAAAGAAGAATTAGTAGGTGCTTTTGTTAAAGATCCACTAGTAGGTTTTCATGATTGGGTTGTGTCTTTTGATTTGAACTCACTATATCCTCACTTGATTATGCAATATAATATTTCACCTGAAACAATGTTACCTGAAAAGAGACCTGTCAATCAAGATGACTTAATGAATAAAAGAATAGACACAAGCGATGGCAATTGTTTAGCGGCAAACGGTGCCATGTTTACAAGAGATAAACAAGGTATGTTACCTAGAATTATACAAAAAGAATATGATGATAGAGTTACATTTAAAAAGAAGATGTTAGAAGCAGAACAAATGTATGCTGACACTAAAGATAAAAAATATGAAAAACTTGCAAGAAAATATTATATCATACAACACTCTAAAAAGATTTCATTGAATAGTGCCTATGGTGCAATAGGTAATCGATACTTTAGATATTACGATCATAGACAGGCAGAAGCAATTACATTGTCAGGTCAATTGAATATTAAATGGATTGAGAAGAAACTAAACGAATATTTTAACAAACTGTATAAAACAAAAAGTGATTATATTATTGCGTCTGATACTGATTCAGTTTACATCAATATGGCACCACTTGTAAAAATGACAGGTGCAACAGATAAAAATAAAATAGTAAAAGCATTAGATAAGTTTTGTAGTGAAAGATTAGAACCTTATATTGCAGATTGTTATGACGAACTTGGTAAATACATGAATGTATTTGAAAACAAAATGGTGATGAAACGAGAAGTTATTGCCGACAAAGGTATCTGGACTGCAAAGAAAAGATATATTCTTAATGTTCATAACTCAGAGGGTGTGCAATATCCAGAACCTAAGTTAAAGATTATGGGCATTGAAGCAATAAAAACATCAACACCTTTACCTTGTCGAGAAAAGATGAAAGAAGGTTTTAAAGTTATTATGTCTGGTGATCAAAAAGAAATGAAAGACTTTATTGTAAACTTTCGTAGAGACTTTGAATTACTGCAACCCGAAGATATTGGTTTTCCTCGTAGTGTTAACGGCACAGGTAAATATAAAGATGATACATCTATTTACAAGAAAGGCACACCAATGCATGTTAAAGGTGCATTGATTTATAATCATTTACTTAAACAACATAAACTAGAACACAAATATCCTAAGATAATGAATGGTGATAAAATACGATTTGTTCATTTAAGAAAAAACAAATGGAATGCAAATGTTATTACTTTCGTTTCTAAACTACCTAAAGAATTTGATATGCATGGTCTCATAGATTACGAACAACAATTTAACAAAGCATTTATGGAACCTATGAGATTTATTCTTGACGCAATTAGATGGCGAATAGACGCTTCTGATAGTAATACAGTTGAGGACTTTTTTGCATGATAGATTTTACACCTTACTTAAATGATGATAGATTGCCTGTTATGAATACAGATCAATTTAATTACATTACAGAAAAATATGGCAAAGAAAAATTTAGAGAAGAATTATCAGAATATATCTCACAAGCAAGACCACCTTTTCCTTTTAAGAAAATATCTAAACAAGATATGATTACTAACTTTCTTGATTTAAAATCTTTTGACACAAGTAAGAATATAAAATCAAAGAGTAATATAGAAAAAACCGTATTTGAAAAATATGATGATTACAAATATTCTTTTGATGAATATGGTTTAGGTTTGATAGAAGGTGCAAACACATATAATACAGTATCAAATTATTTCATGCAAGAGTTAAGATTGAATTGTAGTAGTTATGGTTTTAGAGCACCAGTAGACGTATGGCAAAATGGCAATGCAAAAGATATATGGCGTTGTTTTGGTCCTATCTGGCGAGGTATTAATACTAACAATACGTTAGATGAAAAAGTTTACATGAGTGCATTTAGATTAGGCACATATATCGCAACACAATTTAAACCAGTTGTTGCAAAGGCAATATATGACTTAACAAATGCAAATAAAGTTTTAGATACGAGTTGTGGTTGGGGTGATAGACTTGCAGGTTTTTATACATCAAATGCAAAAGAATATATTGGTTGTGATCCTAATCCTAATACTTTTGCAATATATATGAAACAAGTTGATGAGTATGAAAGAATACTAGGTAATAATAATCCTATAATTAAAGAAGACAGAAATGTATTTACTATTAATGCGTCTAAGAAAGTCACAATATATAGATGTGGTGCTGAGGATTTGCCTTGGGATGATATTAATGATATCGATTGTTCGTTTACATCACCACCTTATTTCTCTACGGAAGAATATAATAAAGGTGGCGAACACGAAGAAGATCAATCATGGCATAAGTTTAACGAGTATGATAAATGGCGTGATAACTTCTTTCTACCTGTGAGTGAACAATGTATTAAAAAATCTAAACATACACTTATCAATATTATGGATCCGAAAATAAAAGGTAAAAGATATAGAACTGGTGATGAGATATGCGATAAGTATAGTAGTAAATACGATAATAGATTTAAAGGTCAGATAGGTATGAGAATCATGCAACGACCTAAAAGTGACAAATTATTCAAAGACGAACAAGAGAAAAAAGAATTTATGAATAATATATTCATAGAAAACATATGGTACTTTTCTAACGAAAATACTGATTTATTTAAAAAATCAACATTAGATGAATTTTTTGCTTGATTTTATGAAAGGAATGTGATATAATGAAAGAACTTATGGAAAAACTAAATCAACAAAATCTTACAGTTGCAGATTATAATACGTTAATAAAGATAATCGCAGCCTCACTACAAAGAGGTGTTATACGACCTGAAGAATGTACAACTGTTGGTCTAGTATATGAAAAATTAAAATTTATGATACAAAAAGCACAAAAGGAGAATGATAATGCCGGACTTTCTAAAACAGATAATTAAAGAAACAGGAAACGAATATGCCTCATTAGTAAGTGACGGTGTAGAGGCAGGTGATGTCGATACATTTATTAATACAGGTTCATATATGTTTAATGCTTTATTATCAGGAAGTATTCATGGCGGTATACCATCAAACAAAATAACTGCTCTTGCAGGTGAAAGTGCAACAGGTAAAACTTTCTTTGTATTAGGTATGGTAAAACATTTTCTTGATAATAATCCTGACGCAGGAGTTATCTACTTTGAAAGTGAAAGTGCATTAACAAAAAAATTAATTGAAGATAGAGGTATTGATAGTGAAAGAATGATTATCATGCCTGTGACAACAGTACAAGAGTTTAGAACACAATCCTTAACTGTACTAGACAAATACATGGAACAAAATGAAGCAGATAGAAAACCATTGTTATTAGTTCTAGATAGTTTAGGTATGTTATCAACAACAAAAGAAGTTGAAGATACGGCAGACGGAAAAGAAACTAGAGATATGACGAGGGCACAAGTATTAAAGGCTGCGTTTAGAGTATTAACTTTAAAACTAGGTCGTGCAAAAGTGCCAATGGTTATTACTAATCATACTTATGATGTTGTGGGTGCATATATGCCTACAAAAGAAATGGGTGGTGGTTCTGGTTTGAAATATGCCGCTTCAACAATCATTTATTTGTCTAAGAAAAAAGATAAAGAAGGCACAGAGGTTGTAGGTAATATTATACATTGTAAAACTCAAAAGAGTAGATTATCAAAAGAGAATATGATGGTAGATGTTCGATTACGATACGATAGTGGTTTAGATAAATATTATGGTTTACTAGACTTAGCAACAAAGTATGGTATCTTTAAACAAGTTTCAACGAGAATAGAACTACCAGACGGTACAAAACAATATGCAAAGAGTATTTACGCTGATCCAGAGAAATACTTTACAGACGATATACTAAAACAAATAGACGAAGCAGCAAGTAAAGAATATAGTTATGGCAATCCCGAAGTATAGTTATCAACAAAACCCAACGAATGAGTTGACAGGTTTTAAGATAGAAGAAGGAGAATATAAAGATGTCATATACACATACGGAAAAGTTTCGCCTATTGAAGAAGAAGAAAAGTTAAGACTTAAATTTGAATATAATGTTCATGAGAAGCCTGATAATGTGAATACGGATTCTGATGACTTTATTAATGTAATAGGTGATATTTTAGCAATCGAAGTAGAGAAGGATACAAATGGTAACAGCGGAAAGAATAGAGAAGACGACACTCAAAAATCTTCTACATAACGAAGATTATACAAGAAAGGTTTTACCTTTTCTTAAACCAGAATATTTTGACGATAGACATGAGCGTATCGTTTTTTCTGAAATACAAAAGTTTATTTCCCAATACAACAAAAGACCTACAAAAGAAACTCTACAAATCGATATAGGTAAACGTAAAGACCTAAACGAAGACGAATATAAAAAGATTGTTGATCTAGTTTCTACACTTAACAAAGAAGAAATTGATTTAGATTGGTTAGTTAACACAACTGAAAAGTTTTGTAAAGATCGTGCCATTCACAATGCTGTT